TGCGATTGAATTTTTTTTATTTGTTAACGTAGAAAATAATTTTTTAAACAATGACATTATATATATATATATATTTATTTCCTTAAAATAGGCGTTTTAAATGTGCAAAGGTGTAAAAACGGCGTTTTATACCAGCGAAGATTTAAAACCGCACCCCCTAGGGGTGCTTGGTTTCAAATCGTTACTGGTATCTTACTTGAAGTTTGAATCCGCTGTGCGGATTTAAATCTTCAAGGGTGTAAATGTAAATGTAAATGTTCTACTTGTGGTGTTAATATATTCCTAACCGTCTACCCATATTTTTCATCTTGGTAGTTATGTTACTACTGAAATACTCACGAACATTATTAAGTCTTCTCACATGAGGACGAACAGTTTGTCTAAAATAAGTAGTGAACCCTTCTTTTGTATCCTGGGGCATAGTGTAGGCTATTAGTAAAATATACAGAACAAAGAATACTACAAGTTTTAACATAGTAGAGAGATATATATATATATATTAAGATGTTAATATATATAATCAGTGTAATTGTTCATATAACTATGGTTGTTTTTTTATAACTGTTTCACGATCCACCGGTTCAGTATTTGAATCTTTAGCTCTTAAATTTTCTTCGACCGTTAATTTTTCATTACTGGATACAATCTCAAACTCACAATCGTCGTCACATGGATTACACATATCACCTTTAAATTTAAGGTCAGGGAAACTGGTGCCAATTAATTCAGACGAAACCTCAGTATCATTTAACATAAGTTTGCCGTTTTTACAATGATCTGTCTTAAATTTAGAAACAATTTCATCATAAGTGGGTTTTTTGTCTAATTTATTACCATTCATGGGTTGTGTAATAGTATCACTGCTCTTGGATACTTCTACCTCACTAGCCTGATTATTATCATCAGACATGTTACCGGTTGAGGCGTCTTCTTTATTAGAGACATCATCATCGTCTGTAGTAGCATCATTATTGGTCATACCTTCGATGACATGATGATTCATAAAAATAACAATTAATAGAACAACTATCCCGGCTAAAACATGGTATTGTGTTGCGATAACTACTATTATTATAGAGAATAATTTTCCTAAAACTGATGTCAGAGTTGACAGACCAAACATTGTTATATACATATTTGAAGATTTAAAATGAATGTAAATTAAATATATTTTTTCCGTCGGTTATTTAAATTATTATCTGTATTTTTTATAAGTAAGTACAATGTCTTTAGCAATGTATGCCTCAGAATTTAATAATGAAGATAATATTATTCAAAAAAAGCGTGAGATTTCCCGTAATAAAACCATAAAGAAGCGAGAAAATGTAAAACCAAATCCTAAACTAGAAGCCATGATGAAAAGAATTCACGACAGCGAGGATGATGATCAAGATTTAAGCGATTTTCAACCACTACATCCGCCCAATTCTGTTGGGATCGAGAGATTGGATAATCAAACGAATGAATTGAGTGTAAACACAGGCACACACGAGGATACTGAACACAATATTCACGAACGAATAGAGCAACAATATCAGCAATCTCAACAATTACAACAACCGCATTTACGATCACGACAACATATTCAAGAATCGTTTACACAATTACCTAGCGAATATGCTAAACAATATTATCAACAATATGTTCCCTATTATAATCAAAGTTCGGATGATCAAACGCCATCTGGTGTAAATAAGGATGACTTATTAACAAAGCTTAATCAGATAATTTATTTATTGGAAGAGCAGCAAGAAGAAAAAACAGGACATGTTACAGAGGAATTGATTTTATATTCGTTTTTAGGTATATTCATCATTTTTATTGTTGATTCATTCGCCCGTGCTGGAAAATATGTAAGATAATTCGTTTAGTTGTTGGTATAAATTTATTATATATTATCATATGGATAACCCAGTATTAAATAATGTTTCGATGGAAACAACTGAACGGTCGCCCATCGTAGAAGGCAATCCAACACCATCTATAACGGATATTGCGATTATCGATGAAAATACCGCATTAAATGTAATGGTATCATACCTTCATTTGGCTCAAAAACGCGGGGCATATAATATACAAGAATCCGCTAAAATATGGGACTGTATTAAGCTATTTACGAGATCACATTAGTCAATCAACTACTCAATCAACTACTCAATCAACTAGTAAACCTACTAGTAAGTAGTAATAATATAATATCATTTAACATGTGGAATGATATTATTTGTTTTATGATTTAATCAGGTGTATACTATTCTGGTTTTTGAAATACATATAAATATTGATATTCTTTCTGTGCCATTTTTAAATCTACTTCAGCATATGTAATAAACCCAACTTCTTTACATTGATTGATTACATTTTGTTTATTCGGAATCCATAAATCATGTATGTTTTCTCTAACCTTATTAGATCCTGGACTAGTATCCTTAAATATTTCTCTAAATTGAACCACGTCGTTAGGGAATACCTGAAAGTCAGATTTATAATTAAAATTATTAAATATCACACTCGAAGTAGTAATTCGATTTTCAGCAAAACTTTGAGGATTAACCAAGACAAATGGCTTTCCTGCTGGAACAACTGGATCAAACTTATTTTTATCAACTAATTGAACTACGAAATATCCTCCTGGACGAAGCCAATTATATACATTCTGTAAAAAGGTCGTTTTGTCTTTATATGTATAGATGGTCATATTTAAACAGACTACATGTGTAAATTCACTTGGTTGAAATGTCATAGATTTCATAGGGGTTCCAACTATAAAGTTAACACCCGGGTATTCATCTTTAGCATATTTTACCATTGAGGTAGATTCATCTAACCCGGTAACAGTTATGCCTTCCTTTTTAAATGTCTCCGCCGTACGACCAGTACCGCTTCCAATAATTAATACATTACTTTCCGATGTTGGTTTTGTTATATTTTGAATACTTCCAACTTCATATTGATTCGCGACTTCGGTATAAAATAACTGATCGTATATGTTGACATAAAAGTCGTCGTATAAATTTATACCCTTTTTAATTACAAATTTGTCTGTTTGATCAATAAACCCTTCACGATTCGGTTGAATAGCTTTGTAAATTGATAACAATATAAATAATAATGCTAAAACAAGTAATAAATTAAACCAAACTGGTTTTTTTTGTAAGGTTTTTTCCAAACGATTATAAATTGTAGTTAGAGACATTTCGTATATGTATATTTATGCTATTTTTTTTATAAGAAAATCTATATGAATGAATATGAAATAAATGATGTCAGGGGGGAAAACGAATTCAAAGGTGTTACATTCTCGAATTTTAAGAGAAGTGATGTTAAAAAAGAATTACTAAATAGCTTATCAACCGGAAAAATTGAGTCGGCATTACATTGGAGTACCGAATTTATATGTATTGGTTGTTTTATTGAATTATGGGATATAATTTTAAACTTTGTAGGAAAACATATACATTTAGGTAATCCTAAATTGCCAATTTATCTAGAAATGCGATTTAATAATTTTAAACAAGTTATACAGAATGGATATGCCGGATTCGAAATAAATATGCGCAATAATATTACTATTCGGAAATTATTTGCTGAGATCATAACCGTATTATGTATATCAAAAAAAAAACATTCAATTGAAAGTATTAAAATAAAGAGTTCAGACGAATTTGATATTACTTCAATTTCTAGTAGATTGAAAGCACCTACAATCCAATATGCTTCCAGTATATATAAAAAGGATGATCCCAAAGAATTATATATTGCTGTCAATGAATTAGCGTATCATTTGTCGTGTGATTCAAGAAATTCATTAGAAGCCTGTTATTGGGTAGAATGGATATTAGAATTTGAAAATATATGTAAAAAAAAGAAGGAAATGTGTACATGCGAAAGACGATCATTTGTAAAAGTAGATGACAAACTTCAAAAAGAACCCGTTTGGATAATTTGGGACATATTGTTTCATGTAGTGAATAATGAAATAAGTAGTACTGTAAATACTATAACGAAAAACAAAAAGGTCAAATATTGCGATGTCACCAAAAAAATCCTTCATAGTATATTTGAGTTATTCATAATTCGCTATACTAGTAGCACGAAACGCAAACGCAAATATCTTATATATTTCGCAATATCACTATTGACCGAGAATGTAAATATGAATGTAAATATTATCGAAAATAAAAACACGGTTGAGAATGTAACAAACAAAATCAATCTATTATATAAAGAAATCAAGAAAAATGAAAAACCACCCATCGTGGATTATTTATCTACAGGGGTTGAAAAAAGCAACATACACAAAACATTTGAAAAATTAGAAGCTATGAATAGTATCAATACAATAATCAGAAACTGAATATAGATAGATAGCGACATACCATAACAACAAGCGTGTAGAGTATTGGATATTGATTATTCAAGTGTTAAACTGTTTATTTTTTTAAATATTTATAAGTAATGAATGTGACTGTATAAAACAAAATACCGCCCCATAAAGTATCGAGTAATGCTGGTATTATTTTGTAATTCTTAAATAAAGCCAGGTTTGTAAAATCGAATACACCGTATACACATACTCCTAATATAAACGCATCTGTTAAACTTCTTCTCTCAAGTATAATGTATTTATATAATACTAAAATTAATAATAAGTAAGAACCGATGGCTCCATATATATTTATAGTCATTTCTTGGTTTTGTATGTTTTTTACCATTCGCGAGAATAACGATCCACCTATAGTGGATAAATATATACCGTCTAACGTCAACATTGTAATTGCTGGAACAATATACTCCATTATATATAATATCACTATATTATTTTACTTTATGAGTACTTTATTAATTACTTACTGCACGATTCTTCTAATTTATTTTTATATCGCAAATTTATATATATGGAAACTGAAACTATAACATCCAGTGGAAGAATACCATCATATGGAAGAACTCTAGAAATAGAATCTCCTCAAATCAGTTATAGTTCACCTACATCAAATACTGATGGTCTTTTTTCTACAAATGGAAAAAGTAATTACATTCGTATTGGTCTTATAGTAACCATTTTATTATTTTTAGGAGTAAATATTTTTTCTTATTTAGGTAATTTGTTAGAAACCTTAAAAATAGCCGTGGCCCCCTTTTTAAAAAATATTCTGGAAAGTCTAGGTTATGTTGTAACTGAAACTACAAAGGATGTTACGCAGATAACGGCATCTGGTGCGAAGCTAGGTATAGATGTGGCCGCTGGAACCGTTGAAAGTGGTATAGATGTCATTCAAGGACAGCTTAATATCAATTCTCAATCCAATACACCTTCATCTTCGCAAAGCAATGGAACTTCTTCTTCTCAATCTACAATGACTCGTTTGTCATCATCATTATCAGGTGCCTTGGCTGATGCAGAAGAAAAGATGGAACCAGTTCCGGATGATTCGATGAGTTCTACACAAAGAATTGGACCAAACAAGACCGGATATTGTTATATTGGTGAAGATAGGGGGTTTAGAAGTTGTATTTATGTAAAAGACGGCGATACGTGTATGTCAGGAGAGATATTTCCATCTCAGTCTATATGCGTAAATCCAGCACTAAGAGAATAACTGCTTATATCGTGTTATAACAAAATAAAAATAAAATAATAAATATGAATGTATTGAACATAGTTATTATTTTTATCCGATTCATCAAACACAATCACCTGCTGTATGTTTATGATACATTTTTAGTAATACTAACTTGACCAGAACCGGTACATTTTACCCAATAGCCAATATTTGGTTTTATATTAGTGTAATTCGATACTAGTTCGAATGAATTATTACTAGAATTATACATATGAAAAGTATTTAAGTCAATGTTATTTTCATTGTTATTCGTCAATATTGCTGTTAAACTACTAACATCAGAATTCCAACCAATTATATTCCAACCGTCGGTAATATCAATATTAAATACTGTATGTAATACTCCACTATAGGTATAGGTAATATTTGATGCGGAGCTGGTATTAATAAAATACGGTCCAGTATATACATCAGTCTGACTAGACGCGGTTGAGACAGAAGTAAAAATGTTATTATCATACTTATGAATTGATTCGATATTATTATCAACCATTAACGAACCATTTTTTGTTATATAGATAATATTCATTCCATCATTTAAATTTATGGTTAACGATTGATACACTGTACCAGGTTCAGGTTCAGGTTCAGGTTCAGGTTCAGGTTCAGGTTCAGGTTCAGGTTCAGGTTCAGGTTCATGTTCAGG